ATTACGATATTTGATTTGATGCGTTGCCAAAATTGCTCTTTAACTATTTTCCTCGATTCCAAAAGCTCAAAAAGTCCTTTTCTAAAAAATAAAGAGGCAATCGTATCGGTCATATCCATTTGTTTTTCTTTTATTAAATCGGATAATATTTTCCAATCGGTTAAATGTTCATTTAACTTTTCTTCATCAAAATTAAACAAAAAATTACCTTCTTCGAATTCTTCTCTATTAACTTTCTTTTTAACGTTAAATCTTAAATAAATAAACAAAACCTGTAAACTTATTTGATGCGACTCGCAAATATTTAAAAGTTTAATGTAATTTTCATTTTTAAATTGAATAGCGTAAAAATTGGCAAAGTCTTGAAGAGTCCAGTTTTTTTGATTTCTATTTAATGTTATTAATTCTTTGTAATTATCGGTAGAGCATTGAATATAGTGAATCTCTTTTCCTAGCTCTTTAGCGGCTAAAAACCTATGTTGGCCATCTAAAATATTCATATTTTCGTCAACTATAATCGGACGCAAATGAAGCAGATTGTTTTTTTCTATCGAATCCGTTAAAAAATTAAGATGGCTTTTTTTGATATTACGGTTGCCTTCTATAAATTTAAACATGTCGTAGTTTTTTGTTTTTTTTCCGTTTTCCATTATGATACCCTAATTTTAAGTGATTTATATTTATACATTTATGATTATTGTACGTATTAATAACCGTTCTTTTCGAAGGGATTTCCCCTTTATTAAAGATCCACAGCAGTCTTTTTACAAGATAAGCAACATTTAAAAAAGATGTTTTCGGCCTTTTCCCTTCATAATAACCGTCCCAAATCAGGCAGTCGTTTTCCCAATGAGATAAGTCCATTATACAGTTCATTTTATGTGCTTTTGCCTCTTCAAGAGATCTAATCCCGCAAAAGGATGATACGGATTTTCTCGGCCAACATCCGCAAGAAGCCTTTGCACATTCTTGTAAGTATCTTTTTTTAACAACGCATGTATTACCGCATTCGCAAATACAATTCCAGTAACTTCGTCTTTTATCGTAATGCGAGAATGAAAGGACAGTTAACCTTCCGAATTTAAGTCCTAAAACCTGTTTAATTCCTTTAGAGCCTTTCTTCATGATGCCACTTTTCGTGAATATTGAAATAATAGCTAATTTTAGCTTAATCCTCATCATTAAAATCATCTTTATGTACATTCAAATACAATCTTATTGACAATTAAATTTTTTAGTAATATCACTTAAATAAAGATTAGTAAACGAATTCCCACGTTACGGGAGTTGTACGGAAAAATCGGACAACTGCTAATCGCAAATTTAAGCGTATAGGGTGTCGCTAACCCAAAGGAAAATAAATGACTGAAGAAGAAGCTAAAAGCGTTAATACTCAAGAGGTCGCTGCCCCTGAGGCTAATTCGGAGTCGCAAGCTCAAAAGCAAGACGAAAGCTCAAAAGAGATGAATTTTGCAAAGCTTAGAGAGAAGGCAGAAATGTCCGATCGAAAAAGCCAAGAGCTTGAGCGTCAATTGAAAGAAATTAGAGAAAGCCTTCAGGCGAAAGAAAAACCACCCGAACCGCCAAAAGACGAACTCGATTCTCTAGACCCTAATGACATCGTTACTGTTTCACAGGCGATAAAGCTAAGCGAAGCTAGGGCTAGAAAGATTGTAGATGAGACTTTGGCAGAAAGGGAACGGAAAGCTCTCCCGTCTAAGGTAAAAGCTCAATTTAACGATTTTGACGTTGTTATGACTAAAGAAAATATTGAGAAATTTGAACAAGCCGAACCCGCTTTAGCGGAAGCTTGCGTAAAATCCTCAAATCCTTGGGAAGCGAGCTATAAGCTTATAAAGAAGTTTGTTATGACCGAAGAGAAGCAGAAGGTAAAGGACTCCGAGAAAATCCTAAAAGAGAACGAAGATAAACCTTTATCCTCTCAGTCAACGGGCCATTCTACCCCGCTATCACAAGCGAACCTTTGGGCTGAGAAGTCCAAAGACGAGGTTTATTACGAAATGCTACGAAAGGCAGGCCGGCTATAACCTTATGAGGAATCATAATGACTATAGTTACCAAAACTAGTCTTCCTCCGATGATTGAGGCGGATATAATGAGGAAATTATTGTCTACTCCGGAAGCGTATCGTATCCATTCGATGCTAGCTCCGAAGTTCACAATACCTCAGAATTCCGGCGATATCTTAAGAAGAAGACGATATAACAGATTGGAAACAACTCCAGTTCCTGTTGATCCATTGATGATGAATCCGCCTGCTCAATTGCAGACTGCGGTGGATATAGACGTGCAGACACGCTTCTATAGTACCTACGTTCCCATATCTTTCCAAACCAATATCATAAACCAAGAAGATGTTCGTAACGGCATCACCGCAAGACTTGCTCAAGCGCTTGCTGAAACCGAAGATCAATTAGTTAGAGATATGTTGGAATCAACTGCGTCAGTTTTAAACTGCACAGGTGGAACAAACGGCGACAACCCTACAAATTTAGTTCGATCAGATATTAATGGCGTAATACAAACTTTGCAAAATAACAATGCTGAATTTATCTATGCTCTGCAAGGCGGAGTGGATAAATTTGCGACAGCTCCACTTCGAGACTCTTATGCAATGTTATCTCATTCTAATATGATCGGACAGTTTGAAACTGTTGCGGGCGTGATTAATAAAGCTCAGTACCCTAACCCTAATGCTAGTAATTCAGCTGCGGAATGGTGTTCTATCGGCAACGTTAGATGCTTCATTTCTTCCAGAGGATCAATTACAGCTAATGCATCATTGTTAGGTGCTGACGTTTACAATAACTTCGTAATTGCTCAGGAATCATATTCTTGCGTATCACTCGAAGGAAGTGATCTTAAATTGATCTATAATCCTCCAGGTTCTGGAGATGATCCGGCTCATTTAAGATACTCACTCGGCTATCGCTTTACCTTTGGCAGTGTCATAGACAATGACCAATGGCTTATTAATTTACGTGCAACACTAGCATAAGGAGGAAGAAATGAGTACACCACAAGCGTTAATTGCATCTGGAACTTTTACCTCTACAGGTGCTGCAAGAGCAATTCAATTGCCAAAAAGACCCGACTATTTTGTTATTCAAAACCGCTCTACATGGAGTACAGCTCCAACAGCGGTGGTTGAATCTAAATGGTGGTATGGAATGGCTGACGGAGCGGCTCATACAATGACGGAAGGCGGAGCATCTGCTTTAACTGCAACAACAATTGCAGCAGGGGGAACCGGCTTTACTTTCGTTGATTATAGCGCTCAAACACCTGGAGCATTAGTTGCTACCGGTACTGCTGTATCACAAGCGGGTGCGGCTGTAGTAACTGATGCTACATCACCTGCTGTAGGTGATATCGTTAGAATGATCAATACAACCGGGATGTTGCAAATTGCAGGACTTGATTTTACCGTTACTGCGGTAAACCCCGGAGTAACATTTACGTTAGGATATTTGAATTCAGCAGCTTTTGCTGCAGCTGCAACAAACGCTGATTATAGAATTATTCCTGCTAAATATTACACTCCGTATAGAAGATGGATTACTTTAATAACAGCGGCGAATCCCGCAGTTATAACAGTATCCGTAGCACATAACTATGTTGTTGGAGACAAAATCAGAGTGCATGTACCGACTGAATTCGGCATGACACAAATGAATGGCCTTTTAGCAACGGTTACTGCTGTTACAGCGTCTACTATCACAACTGACATTGATTCAAGTGCATTTACTGCATTTGCTTATCCTACATCAGCAATAGCAGCGGCAGGGGTTTCCTTTCCGCATGTTTCTCCTGTGGGGGAAGTTGCTACTAAATTTACTTCTGCAATAGATAACAGTGCATATTATGCAATGTATCTAAGCACAGGAGTAGTTGGGGCAATTACCAATGTTATGGATTGGATGGCATTTAGTAGAGATTATACTGTGTAATTAAACAAGGGGGGCTTAAAAAGCCTCCCACTTTTAAAAGGAGCAAAAATGAGTTTTGTATCGGAATTTACCTTTAATCAGTCAAGAAAATTAACTGATAAAGAAAAAAAAGATGCTCAAGCTAAATTGGAAAAGGCACAGGAAGAAGATGCTAAAATTAGTAAAATTAGATTTATAAATCATATGTCGAAAGGCGGAAAACTTGAGTTTACTTTTAGGAAATACAAAGAAGATCCTTATAGGACTTATTCTCTTCAGGATGGAATGATCTATGACCTTCCTATGGCCGTTATAAATCATATAAACGAAGACTGTGCATTGCCTAAAAGAGAATATGATAAAGGGCCTAATGGAGTAACTTTGCTAAGCACTTCAGTTATTAGCAAAGAAAAAAAATATGAATGTGTGCCGGCAAATTTCATGTAAAGCTACTTTACATAAGGAGAAAAAATGGCGTTAAATGATTATGATTATATTAAGACTAAGATTCGGAAAATAACCGGCAGACCATCTCCGAATCAACTTTCGGATGACGATCTAAAAGATTATATACATTCATTTGTAGTATATGATTTTCCTCTTATCACTCGGCTTTATTATGATATGCAGAATGTGAAAGTCCAATTGACGCCGAGAGTAGGCAATTATTCTATCGATACCGTTAAAAATCTATATAGCAATGTCGAACCCCCTGCTTATATCGATAACATTCAAATAAATTATATGCAGGATTTGACATCATTTGAAAGAGTATTCGCAAGATATAAATATTCTACGCTATTTGGCACTTCAACGGGCATTGCGGGGCCTTATGCTTATACTTTTAGTTATACCCCTATCCAAGCTGAAACTTGCATTATAAGCACTGTAGCGGCTTCAGGAGCTAATCTACTTGCTAAAGATGATGGAGTAGGCGGTTTCGTGGATGAAGCGGGAAATGTTATTGCTGGAGCTACGATAAACTATTTAACGGGCGTTATAGCAGGTATTACTTTTTCGGCAG